CTCGACGATCAACGCCAAGAGTTTGGGCACCTCGACGATCAACGCCGAGAGTTTGGGCACCTCGACGATCAACGCCAGGAGCTGGGACACCTCGACGATGATTATTCGATCATCGGGTATTGAATGTCAGGTGAAGGATCATAGCATCGCCCGATATGTTTGCGAAAACCGCATCGTCGTGGCGGATGATTCGATCAAAGTCGAGAAGGCGCAAGAATAGCAACGGCAGGGTGATATAGTGTCCTAAACGGATAGGGGCGAGCGGAGTATGCACAAAGACTTTTCACGTTCTGGCCACATTACCGGGTTCGACTCCCGGATCACCCTCAAATAGCCACCCTTCGAGGTGAGGGGTCTTTCGCTGGCAATAACCCCACAGCAAAGCGATACAGCAGTTCTTTGACATTGTGGCGATCGTCTGAAACGACGTTAAACCCGGAGACCGACTTGGCGGCGACCGGGCGGGCAACCGACAAATACCAATCATCGAGCGATGATGCGGAGCGATCCGCGGAGCCGAAACGACTTACCCGGTGTGGCTTGACCGCCACACCGGGTGCAAACCAAAACAACAAGGATATGGTACGAAACCCACAACGCGAGATCCTTGCCTACCTGATGGCGAGCGGGAGGCTGACGGTACAGAAGGCAATACAGATGTTCGATACAACGAAACTGCGACGAATCGTATCCCGGCTGAAAGACCGGGGATTCCCCGTTGTCGCCGATAAACAATACGGCGAGACGAAAACGGGCCGACGGGTACGGTTTAACGAGTACCGGATGGGACAAGACCTTGGCAGCTTATAATAGCCGGTCAATTCGCAAACTTACCGCTACCGCCGCCATCCGTGAGGCCCGCGGCGGTTCCGCCCCAATCATGCCCGACGGGGTAGGGGCGGTTTTTGGAGGGTTGGCAGAGTGGCTGAATGCACCTCACCGCTAACGAGGCAGGCGGCAACGCCTCGGGGGTTCGAATCCCTCACCCTCCGCAAACCCCTTTTGGATTGTTTGTTTGGCAAGTAGGGCGACGATGGCGCAACGGGATTACTCCGACGGATGAAGGAGGTGGCAAAGCGGAAAAGGACGCTTGACTCCATCGGACAGGTGACACGAAAACCAATGGCAGCCCGGAAAGACGGGCATTTTGACCCTTGGTGTAACGGTAGCACCGCAGACTTTGGTTCTGCTGGCCCCGGTTCGAATCCGGGAGGGTCAACAAAATATCTGCTATATGAAAGAGATAGAATTATTCAACGATCACTTCCAAAACTTCAAGTCATACGGCATACCGAAAGCACAGCTCATCATTGCCGACGTTCCGTATAACCTGGGTGCGAATGCCTACGCCAGCAACCCGGCATGGTATATCGACGGCGACAATAAGAACGGGGAAAGCGATCTGGCCGGGAAGCAGTTCTTCGACACCGATAAGGACTTCCGCCCGGCGGAGTTCATGCACTTCTGCAGTCAGATGCTTCGCAAGGATAAGCCCGAAAAGAAACAGAATGATGATTCAGACAAAAAAAGCAAAGGAGGAGCGTCGTGCATGATTCTGTTCTGCCCCTTTGAACAGATGCACTACTATATCGAATTGGCCTCACGATACGGGCTGAAACGATATATTCCGCTGGTGTTTAGGAAAGACTTCTCCGCCCAGGTACTCAAAGCCAACATGAAGGTAGTCGGCAACTGCGAATATGGGCTGATCTTATATCGGGATAGACTTCCAAAATTCAACAACGGCGGCCGCATGATCTTCAACTGCTTCGAATGGGTTAGAGACAACGACACCCCGAAGGTGCACCCGACACAGAAGCCCGTCCCCCTACTCGAAAGATTGATCGAGATATTCAGCGACAAGGGGGACGTCATCATCGATCCGTGCGCTGGGAGCGGGACAACACTGCTTGCTGCCGCCAACATGGGCCGAAAGGCATACGGATTCGAGATCAAGAAGGACTTCTGCCGGGCAGCCCGTGAAAAGGTCCTTACAAGAGTTCAGAAACAACTATTCATATAGACTATGGACGCATACAAGAACAAGCGCGGCGAGCAGTTGAAGCCGCTGAATGTGGGGCCGCGGACGTGGCTCCTTGTATCACCCGATAAGGCGACGAAGGAACGCGCCGAAAAGTTCAAGCGCGACTGCGAGCGATCGCAGCGAATGGCGAAAAATATCCGGTAGTATGAAAGGGTACAGGTTTAAAGACGAGATCGTGGAGCTCCGGGACGGGGCGCACCGAGTGTGCGACCTGTCGGTATTCTCCTCGAACGAATGTGCTATGTTTGGCAAATACCGGACATATCCATACCCGTATATGGAGGATGTCAACGCCATTGCAAAAGAGATTGCAAAGGAGATAGGTCTCAAACTGCTTTCCGATGGCATTCTGAAAGTCGAAAGGCGTCCCGATTGCGTAATCGTGACGATGGAAAACATCCTCCTGCCCGACCCGGACACCGAGCGATTTGTGAAAAATAATTTTGCAGATCCGGAATGAATTCCTATATTTGCCATTGCCAAACTCTCGCAAACCAAATTGCGATTACATACTGATTCTGCGATAAAGCGGGTCTTTCTTGTGGCGTAATCCTTTCGGATTGCGAGAGTTTGGCGACTTAAACGAGAGAGGCTCGCCTCTTTTTTACATACTACTAAAAACTTTCAGACCATGCCAAACTCTTCTGAAAGTGGGACCCGGGTACAAGGTACCCCGACCACGTCTTACACGCGGCTCACGAAAGCCGAACTGGTTGCCATCATCAACGGCAACGTCATGAATCATCCCCTCTCCTTCGAGGAGTTCTACCGCTGCGCAATTGCCGTGGTGGCCAGCTGGTGTCACCGGGTGGAGAAATGCCATTTCGCCTGCACGGAGAGCGTGAAATCCTCGCTCGACGCACTGCATCACATCTACAAGAATCTCTGACTATGGCACACCTTGTAACCTTGCTGTTGTGGCTGGGAGCCATTGCAGCGGTGTTCGGGATCGTGTATTCCGACACCCGCATCTACAATGCCGTGGATGCCATTCTCAACCGTATTTTCGAAAAATTCGACTGACCATGAACACACAGAATCAACCTGCCGAATCGCTCGGGTACTATCCCAGCGAGTACATCACGGGCCGCGAATCGAATATCCCGAGATCAACGGCCGAATTCTGCCTCAAAGAGCAGACGATTGCGGAATTCTGGCGTGAGGCGGTGAAGGCTATCCGTCGGAAATCGGACGGCGACGTAGACGGCATAGTCTACACCAGCGACGGGATAGATGTCTTTCTCGGGCCGTGGGACATCGACATCCGGCACGACTACAAGTGGACGGATATGCCCGGCGGCTACACCTATATGGGGATCTGGGAGCCGTATGCCGAACTCGAAGAGAGCTTCGAGGTAGTCGGCGCATACGACTGCGACAACGACGTCGAGCTGCACGGGCTGGTACGGGTGCTCAATCAATACTACAAAGATCACGAAAACATTTTGTTGAACCGATAAAATCAGAACTATGGAAAACACGAACATGAACGCCGTAGCAACGGTAGATTTCCGCAACCTTCCCGACCTCTCGAAAGCAGAGCCCGAACCGATCGAAATGTCGGGTGAATACTGGACGCCCGAGAAGGAGGGCGAAACCCGCCGCCTGTTCTTCGTGGGGTTGAACATGGAGAATGTCGTCGAAATGGAATCCGGCGAGACCCGCGAGCTGCTGGTGGCCCAGTTTGCCGAGCACGTCAACGGTGAACTTCGGGCCGTACGCAACGGATCGCGCCGCCTGGTGGGAATTTTCGAGTCGTTCCAGGCATCGATCAAACCGGGCGATGCTTTCGAGATCACCTATCTGGGCAAGAAGAAGAACTCGACGAACAGCTACAAGTCCGACAACTGGAGCGTCAAGCGGCTTGTCATCAAGAAATAGACATGGAGGTAGGATTTCAGACATACGATCTGTCCGGTGCGACTGTAGCGGGCGAGGAACTTTGCCCGTTGCAGTTCGATCGGGCGGAATACACGCCCTTTGAGGAGTTCATCCACCGTCTCGACAACCTCCCCGAGAAACCGCGCCGCGTATACAACTATGCGCTGGCGGTGAACGGAAGGGTAGCCAACGATCGGATGGAGACCTACCTCAAAGCAGCGGGCGAAAGCTCCTCGCTGCTGAAGGAGGCGTTGAAATCCCCGCGTCACTATCTGATCGCCCGCAATGAGGAGATCGCGCGGCCAGACGGCAAACACTTCGAACTGGGGACATTCGCACATGAAGCGTTCCTCGAACCCAGGCGTTTCGAGCAGGTCGTGGTGAAACCCAAGGCCGACCGGGGAACCATCCGCGGGTGTGTCGAGTTGATCCGATTCTTTTCCGATCTGTTGAATATATCGCAGGTTGAGATCGACCCGTCATGGAAGCTGCCGACGCTCAAAGGGATGGCCTCGGACATGGAAGCTCAATGCGAAAAGGCCGGGTACACGCTGATCGACCGCACGTATTACGACATCATCCGGGCCATGAAGGTATCGTTCAATACCTACGGCGGCGGCATTCTCCCGCGGATCATGCCCTATGTGAAGACCGAGACGTCTATGTACGGGAGCGATGCGTCGACGGGCCTCAAAGTGAAGATCCGCCCCGACGGGATGCTCCTGGAAGAGAACTTCGGCGTGAACGCCATTTTGTCGGTGAAGACTACCAATGCGACCTCCGTAGAGGCATTTATGCGGGACTGCGCGAAGTACCGCTACGAGATGGCCGAGGGGATGTATCTGAAAGTCGCCGGTGAGATCACAGGCCGCGAGTTCACCGCCACGCTGATGGTCATGGCCCAGACGGTGCTTCCGTACCAGGTCGCGGTGTTCTACTGGGATGCCGAGGATCTGCAGGTCGGCAAGTACAAGTACGCGCAGGCGCTCGACATCGTGAAGCAATGCCGGGACGCCGATACGTGGCCGGGGTTCGATGCCAAGGCCGAAGAGGGCGCTCACGGGATCATCCAGTGCAAGTTGCCCGACTATATCAAGGCGGAGCTGCTACCGCAATATCTTTCCGAATAACCAAACCAATCAACAAACACATGATCGATTTGAAAAACTATGTTCCGGAACATCCGGAATTCAAACTGCCGAAAAACACGTCATTCCCGAAGGTGATCTTCGAGGGTGCCACGAATATGGACGAGATCCGCAAGCATCTGTCCGGGAAATTCATCGCCGAAAGCATGCCGAGTGCCAAGGCTGTCCGCCTGCTGGATGCTTACGAACGGGCTTCGATCCGGGCCAACTACGCCGAGCTGATGGAGGACGAGCAGCCGAAACTGGAAGATGCTCTGGCGGAAGTGGAAGCACAATGCAAGACCATCATCAAGGAGGCGAAGGACAAGTTGCAGGCCGTCATGACGCAGATCCGGGATCTGGTCTATCAGGTCAAACGGGGCGAGAAGGAGGTCGATCTTCCGGGGGAGTCAACGGTTCGCATGGCCCTGTGCGGCCACTACCTGTATTACGCCTGGATCGACGGGAAATTCCAGTTGTGCCGGGTTGACAAGATTCCGTCGTGGGACGAGCAGAGTCTCTTCGCCAATCTCGAGACCAACAAGCAGGCATTCATCGAAGTGCTGGGTATCGACATGAACGAGACGTATGAGCAGGCTTCAGCACCGTCCGGGACGGAAGAGTAACTATGTGAAGAAGCTGCAGAACAAGGAATGGCAGGAGGTGTGCAGCCGGGTGAGACTCCGCGACGGCCACCGCTGCCAGATCTGCGGCAAGAGCTATTCGTTGGAGGTCCATCACACGACATACTATGACGAAAACGGCGTGTCGATCGTGGGCCGGGAGGCTGACTTCCTGGATAAACTGATCACTCTCTGCGAAGAGTGTCACCGAAAAGTACATCGAAAATGACATGGCAAGACCCAACAAGACAGGATTAGACTATTTCCCGTTGGATGTTGACTTCTTTGCCGATGAAAAGATCGCAGCCATATCCGGAGAATTTGGGATCAAGGGCGAAATCACGGTCATCAAGCTGCTTTGTGCGGTATACCGGAACGGATACTTCATACTGTGGAATGAGCCGCTGAAATACAAACTGCTCCGTGATCTACCGGGTGTGAGTCCTGAATTGATCGACCAAATTGTAAACCGCTTGGTCAGGTGGGGATTCTTCGACGAATCCCTGTTTGACTCGGTGAAGGTTCTGACGAGTCGAGGCATTCAGAAGCGATTCTTCTCCATAACCCGCAAACGCGGATTACCGCATGACGCAAAGTATCTGTTAGCAGAAAATGGGTGCACCGGAGTTATTGACGACAATAACCCATCCGCAACTGAATTATTGACGGCAAAAACCCCACAAAGTAAAGTAAAGAAAAGAATAATATCTACTACAACTACCGCGCGCGAGAATTTGGACGATTCAGAGGATTCTGTAAATGACTTTTCGGCAACCCCCGAAAAAGGTTGCGCGGAAAAAGTCCCCCCGCAGGTGCCGCCCGGGACATACTCGCTGGTGCCTATCGGCGAGCTGGCCGCGTGGATGAAGTCCGAAACGGCATGGATCGAGCAGCTTTGCATCAACAGACACAAGGATCCCGAGTACATCAAGCGCAAGATCGACGAGTTCGCGGCGCATTGCGCCAGCAACGGCGAGACGGCCAAGGACAAGGGCGACTGCAAACGGCACTTCAACAACTGGCTGAGGAAGGTAGAACAGCAACCCGCGCCAGCAGCCAGCCCAAAGTCGAGAACTACGGCCAGGCATCCGGCGACGAACTACGACAACAACCAACACTTTGACGATTTTTGACCATGAACTACGCAGAAGTATTACGGCAGCTTCGGGTGGAGGGTAATCCAACCCCGTCGCAGCGGATGCGTATCGCTATCCCGAATGCCCGTGAGGAGCTGGAGAAGGCAATGACGGTCGTGATGTCGTCGATGGGGGAGACGCTGGTATGGCTCCCTGAATATGATCGGGTAGCTGAGTGGCTTTCGGACAATCACGGCAAAGGGCTGCTGCTCTTCGGAAGTTGCGGTCGCGGGAAGTCGCTGCTGGTGAGATATGCGATCCCGATGCTGATTCGGGCTTTCTGCCACCGTATCGTATCGGTGGTGGACTGCGGTAGCAATCAGGGCACTATCGACGAAATTTTGCGCCGCAAATTGATTTCTCTGGACGATGTAGGCATAGAGGTAGACCGCGTGGACTACGGAACGCGCCGGAATATTGTCGTCGAGGCGATCAACAAGGCGCAGGATAACCCCGACACGATGGTGATCATGTCGTCGAATCTTTCGGGAGACGCAATCCGCGAGCGCTACGGAGACAGGATCTTTGATCGGGTGAAATACCTCTGCCACCGCATATCGTTCAACGGCCAAAGTTTAAGAAGATGAGACCTATCTGCAAAAACTGCATCTACTATCGAGAGAAGGATCGCGTATGCGAAGTGAAACTCGGAAACGATCGGACTTCTCCGTATAATGAGTGCGACGAGTTAATGTTATTGTTTGACTTCATGTCAGGGCAAGGACCCACATTGTTTTTTTGAACCTAAAAAAAAGACCGAAAATGGCAGACTTTAGCGAAAAATACTTTCCGTGCCCAGTCAAAGGGTGGTGCGTGATGTGTCGGAGATTAAAGGTTCGGTTTCCGAAAGATGAAGGCGAACCAGACTTCTGGTGTCCGAAACAGGGCTATCATGCGAAGCCGTCAGATGTCTTTGAAGACTGCGATGCGTTCATATACATGATGGACGACAAGCGCGAGTGCCAAAACTGCATTCACTTCAAAGCTGATAAGGATTGCGATTACAATTCATGGTGTACGAAGAATCGCAAGTTTATAGCATCGCAGGATTATATCTGCGAAGATTATGAAGAACGGTAATATGAGCGTGTGATGAGACATATCGAATCGAATATTCAGAAGGCGTTTGTCACGTGGTTCCGGCTGCAGTATCCGGAATATGCGCTGAACCTGACAAGCGTACCCAACGGGGGCGCCCGGCGTAGAAAAGAAGCTGCCATCATGAAGGCCGAAGGAGTGACGGCCGGGGCTGCCGATCTCCTGCTCTTGGTGCCGATGGGCGGATATGGTGCCCTTGGCATCGAGTTCAAGACGATGGAGAAGAGCAGCCGCCAAAGTCCGGCGCAGAGGCGCTGGCAGGAGGCCTTCGAGAAAGTCGGGAACAAATACGCCATTGCGCGGACCTTTGACGAGGCCGTGGCAGTGGTGAAAAACTATCTGCAGCTATGATTCAAAGATGATGTCCAAACAATGTCTTACATATGGGAGTTCCGAAATTTAGAGTCTTTTATGGATGGACTCGGATCAACAAAACCAGGAAGAAAGAGGCTTTGTCCGTAATTTTTGAGAACAGGAGACAAAATGAGGAACGGACGCAACTCTTTATCAAGCGGATGCAGGATACGGTATATGTCAGAATGCAAACCGAGGACGAAGCAAAGGACGGCATTCGATCAAATCGGATGTTTACCGAGTTCAATATTCCGGTCGACTGTAAACCTTTTTGCGGCGACGTTGAGGCACTCCTCCGGGATAACTATCACGCCGACGCAAACAACGTATCCAAGGCGGAAAGAGAGAGGATTCGGGAGGCTTTGCGCAAGGCTTACAGAGCTGACCACCCGGATGTAAGAATTATCCAACAACTATCACTGTTTGAGTAATGAACCCCAAAGAGTTTTTCGACAAGGTTTGCCGGATGCGCAAGGCGCAGAAGGAGTATTTCCGCACACGTTCGGGTCGCGCGCTTGCCGACAGCAAGAGGCTGGAGAAGGAGATCGACGACGAGATCGAGCGGGTGAACAAGGTGATGGAGGAGATGAATAACCCGAAAATGGAATTTTGAAAATGTCTGGCAACAGAAATAAAAAGATCGCATTCAACTACTTCGGCGGGAAGTTCACGTGGACCGAATACCTCTACGCGAACTTCCCCGTGGGCTTTACGCATCTGGTCGATCTGTTTGCCGGGTCGATGGTCGTATCGCTGAATTACCACGGGAACGTGATTCGCACGGCCAACGAGATTAACGGCGAAATCACCAACTTCTTCCTGCAGCTCCGCGATCACGAAGAGGAACTCGTCCGGGCCTTGCGGCTGACCCCTTACTCGGAGACCGAGTTCGACAATAGTTGGATAACAGAGGATGCAGAGATCTCTGATTTGGAAAGGGCCCGCCGGTTCTACGTTCGCGTGCGGCAATCTTTCTTCGGGCTGGGCGTGCAACGGCAAAAGAAAGGTTGGCACATGGCGAAGCAGCAGGTCAGAGCGCAGGCTGGCGATGGCGTTTCCCGCTGGAAAAATGCCGTCTAAAAGTTGTATGAGGTCGCTGCAGAGATTCGCAACAATTTCCAAATTATGAACTGCGACTACATGACAGCGATTGATCGAATCGACTTCCCTGGGGCCTTCTTCTACTGCGACCCTCCGTATCCGCAAGAGTGCCGGAACTCTCGAAATTATTACCGCTACGAGTTCTCGGTGGAGGATCATGTACGATTGGCGGATCGGCTTCACCACATCAAGGGGATGGCCATGGTCAGCAGCTACGACTGTAAACTAACCAATCGATTGTATGCCGACTGGCACAAAGTCAAGTTCCCGTTCAAGCGGAACAATATCCGGAGCGGCATTGTAAATGGATCTGGCACTCTGATGCAGGAGTGCATATGGATGAATTATGAGCCGCAAGCACAGACTCTCAAACTCTTTTGATATGGCAACCGAACTTCTTTATATCGATCTGTTTTGCGGGGCCGGAGGTACCTCGACGGGTGTCGAACGGGCGCGCCTCGACGGGCGGAAGTGCGCCCGGGTGATCGCCTGCGTGAATCACGATGCCAACGCGATCCTGTCGCACGCGGCCAACCATCCGCACACCCGTCACTTTACCGAGGACATCCGCACGCTCGATCTCGGGCCCCTGAAGGCGCACACGACCCTCGAACGCATGAAGAACCCCGACGCGAAGGTCGTGCTCTGGGCGTCGCTCGAATGCACGAACCACTCGCGGGCCAAGGGCGGCATGTCGCGCGATGCCGACAGCCGGACGCTGGCCGAGCATCTGTTCCGCTACATCGAGGAGCTGCAGCCCGACTACATCCAGATTGAGAACGTCGTCGAGTTCATGGAGTGGGGTCCGCTTCAGGTGAAGGTCGTCCGCGACCCGGAGACCGGCGCCGAGAGCTGCCCGCTCGACATCAAGCATGACCGCAAGCGGAAACAGACGACGGTCGCTCCCGTCTGGATTCCGGATCCCGAACAGAAGGGAACCCTCTACCGCAAATGGGTGGAGGAGGTGTGTGCCCGCGGCTACCGTTTCGAGCACAGGGTGCTGAACTCGGCCGATTTTGGAGCTTATACCTCCAGAAGCCGTTACTTCGGGCTTTTCGCACGTCTCGGACTTCCGGTGGCGTGGCCTGTTCCGACGCACACACGCAACCCAGAGCAGGACCTGTTCGGTCGGAAAATGAAGCCGTGGCGTGCCGTACGCGAGGTGTTGGATTTTGACGACCGGGGAGATTCGATTTTTTCACGTCGCAAACCGCTTGTGCCCGCAACCCTCGAACGAATTTACGCCGGGTTGGTGAAGTTTGTTGCCGGAGGACAGGATGCGTTTCTGGTGAAGTGGAACTCGGTCAACGGCAAAACGGGCAGATACATCGCCCCAGGGGTGGACGACCCGTGCCCGACCGTTGCAACCCAGAACCGTCTCGGTGTAGCTCGGGTGGATTTCCTGTCGAAACAGTACAGTGGGGAGCCATGCAGCAAGAATATTTCCGTCGACGGTCCGGCCGGGACCCTTACGACGGTAGACCACCACGCCTTTGTGTCGGCCTACTATGGCAACGGATACAACTCTTCGGTCGAAAGGCCTGCTCCGACACTTACGACCAAAGACCGCTTTCAGGTCGTGCGCCCGTTTTTCGCCAACTGCTATTCGGGCGGTGGACAGGTCACTTCGGCCGATGCACCCTGCGGCGCTCTGTTGACCACACCCAGGCAGTGTATCGTATCGGCTCGTTTTCTTCTCAATCCGCAATACCGGTCGGCCGGAGGTTCGGTCGATGCGCCGTGTTTCACACTGATTGCCCGGATGGACAAACGGCCTCCCTGCCTCGTTTCGGTCGAGCAGGGACACGTTGTCTGGAACGTACTGCCCGAGGACTCTCCGGCAATGGCACGCATCAAGGAGTTCTGCGCACTTTACGGTATTGTGGACGTAACCATGCGGATGCTGCGGATCTCCGAGATGAAGCGCATCCAGGGATTTGGTGACGACTACGTGCTGGTCGGCACCCAGGAGGAGCAGAAGAAGTACCTCGGCAACGCCGTGGTGACGCAGGTAGCTACGGCGATGTGCGAGGCGCTGGCCGGAGCAATCTCTGAACAAGAGACCGGTCGGGTAGCATCGTAAAATTAAAACAGCAGAGAGATGAAACGGGAGATATTGTTTCGAGGAAAAGAGATCAAGACAGGAAAGTGGATCGAGGGCGATCTGTTGCGTATGGGCGGCCATTCGTTCATATTCCCCGATCCTGCGCCGAAAGGATTCAATCAGTACGAAGTCGATCCGGAGACGGTCGGCCAGTTCACGGGCGTGAAGGACAAGAACGGGATGCGGATCTTCGAGGGGGATGTTATTGAGTGCCTCGATAGCTTTGATGGTCCAATCAGATATCGCGTCGAGTTCCGTCCCGAAAAAGGATATTTTGCTTTGTTCTTAATTAAAGGCGGAAATCCATGGGCGATTAAAGTGGGTAATCCGGATGTTGGCTATATATGTCAATCGCACATTGATAAGTGGAGCAAATACATCATCGGCAACATCCACGACAATCCGGATCTGCTCGAAACAGAATAAAAAAGAGGCAACCCAGAAGGATCACCCCAGCCAAAACAAAGATAGTGATTTATTACGGGTTTGCAACATGACGAAGCGAGAACTTATCGACAACATCGCAAGGGACGGACTGGTCGAACGGCTGGTGGCGAACGTATGCCACCGCCGCCATCGCTCCCTCCCGGACCTCGTGCAAATGGTCTACGAGGCCCTGCTCAACTACGACGAAGAGAAGCTGATGCGCATCCATAGACGGGGTGCGCTCAACTTTTTCATTGTACGAATTATCGAGAATTTATATTTCTCACGGACGAGTCCCTATTATCGGCAGATTCGGAGATTCGCCCAGCATAGCGACATCTTGAAAGATGAATGACGATCGCCACATCCGGCTGCGGCTCCTCGATGAGGAGTACACGGCCAGCAAGGGGGTGTTCGATGAGGACGACGCCCGCGTACGCCGTTGCAAGGCGGCGCTCCGGAGGTTGTCAGACGCCGACCGTCGTCTCTTCATCCTGTATGCCGAAACGGGGAGTGTCCGCAAGTTGTCGCAGACTCTCGGTGTCAGTAAGTCGACGGTGCAGAACCGAGTATCCGAAATTCGTCGCAAACTTAAAAAGAGCATGAAATGAGACCATATTTTGACCTTCTCCTCCTCGCCGTTGTCATCGTCTATATCATTGATGTCAGTGGCGTAATGGAAAGCATCAAGGGCGCATTATCCCGATGGCTCGGAGCCAAGGTATCCAGAATTCGCCCTTTCGACTGCTCGCTCTGCATGATCTGGTGGACGGGCATCATCTACATCATAGCCGTCGGAGAATTCTCGCTTCCCACTCTCACGTGGGTGGCGGTTCTATCGGCCATGTCGACCCGCATCCATCGGGCCATCCAGTTCCTGCAGGATGCGGCCGACGCATTCTTTGATTTCCTCACCTCCAAAATAAACGGTCATGGCAACGAATAAGAATCTGCGAGACATATCGAAGCTGCCGCCGGAGGAGCATCGCAGGCTTTCCAGCAAGGGAGGCAAGGCGTCACAGAAGGCATTGCGCGAGTTGAAGACCATGCGCGAATACGCCCGGGAACTCGCGGCCATGAAGACAACGATCGTCAACAAGGACGGCACCGAGCAGGAGGTTCCCTACCTGGCGGCGGTCGTGGCCTCGCAGTACAAGCAGGCCATAGACAAGTCAGACACCCGGGCGGCGGAGTTCATAGCAACGCTCCTTGACGAGTTGAAGCAGGCGCAGGTGACCGCCCCGAGCTTCGTGATTCAGGTCGGGGATGCCAAGCTGGCCGAGGAGTTGGCGAAGGCCGTAAAGGACAAATGACATGATCACGGAAGCGACATTTTCCCGCAACTTCCGTGAGAAGCTGCTTCCGGCGTGGAACCTGCACCCCCGCTACCTGGATTCGTGCGGAGGCGCCCGATCGGGGAAGACATACTCGATTCTGCAGATGCTTGTATTGAAGGCCCTGGCCGAGGCTGCGGACGGGAGCCCGGCGAAGATCACATCCGTGGTGTCGGAGACTCTTCCCCACTTGAAGCGAGGAGCCATCCGTGACTTCAAGAGCATCATGCAGAGTTGGGAGCTATGGAATGACCGCCAATGGAACCGCACCGACAACATCTTCACCTTTTCTAACGGCGGCATGATCGAGTTCTTTTCGGCAGATAGCCCCGGCAAGGTGCACGGCCCGGCCCGAGACAGGTTGTTCATCAATGAGGCGCAGAACGTCGACTACGAAACTGCCCGCCAGCTCTTCATCCGAACCCGGGACCGCATCATCATCGACTACAACCCCGTGCGGGAGTTCTGGGTACATGAAAACATCCAGGGACGGCCCGAGTGCGTATCGATACATTCGACGTACAAGGACAACGATTTTCTGACTCCCGAGCAGGTAGCCGAGATCGAGAGCAACAAGGGATCGGGCAACTGGTGGCGGGTGTACGGTGAGGGCCTAATCGGGCAGGCCGAAGGCGTGATCTTCGACTTCACGCAGATCGAAGCCATGCCCGAGTCGTCGGATATGGTCGAGACATACGGCATTGACTTCGGATTCACCAACGACCCGACGGTGATTGTCCACGTCAAGGTCCACACCGGGCGAAAGGAGATCTACGTCGACCAGCTGGAATACCGCACCGGGATGCTCAACCGGGATATCATCCGCACGCTCTATGCGTACAAGGTGCCGAAGCGGACGATCCCTATCTTCGCGGATGCTGCAGAGCCCAAGAGTATCGCCGAGATTGCGCAGGCCGGATTCAACTGCAAGCCGAGCTACAAGGCGACACGCAAGGCTGAGCAGATAGCCTTTATGCAGCAGTATAAGCTATTCATCACGAAACGGAGCGTCGAGGGCATCAAGGAAACCCGTAACTACTGCTGGGCGAAAGATAAGGACGGGCGCCCGCTGAACGAGCCGCAGGCATTCGCCGATCACTTCATGGACGCGATGCGATACGCATCCTATTCGCCATTTGCCGACTTCCGCAAGTCGGGACACTACAAGATCATCAACAGATAGCAGACTATGATAACCAACTACAACAGCCTCACGGTAGGCAAGTATGAGGCCCTGCTTCGAGCACGGGCCGACCACGAAGGCGACACGAACGAACTGAACCTTCACGTGTTGTCGATTCTTACGGATATGACCGTCGACCAGCTCCTCGATCTGAAGGTCCCGGAGTTTCGGGCCATGATGGACCGGGCGGGATTCCTTTGCACGGCACCCCGGCCGTCGGAAGTCGCCCGGCAGTACCGGTCCGGGGACATGACCCTCATACCCGTGACCGATGTCCGGAAGATGACGGCGGCGCAGTACATCGACTTTCAGAATTTCTCAAACGCCGGAGAGGGACGACAGGCTGAACTGCTCTCCTGCTTCCTGGTGCCGAAGGGCATGAAGTACAACGACGGCTACGACATCCTCGAAGTGCAGCAGGCAATCCGGGACTTCCTGCCGGTGACGGCTGCTTTGGGACTGCTCGCTTTTTTTTTGAGAAGATTGCATCGGTCAACAATCAATACCCTACGCTCTTCGGTAAAGAAGATGCCGAAGAACCCGCAGACGGAGGAGACGATCCGGATGACGAACCGGTTGATCCGTTCTCTGCAAAATGGGGATGGATTGCCAATGTCGATGCCGTTTCTGAATTGACGCGCACGCCGTGGGCCGAGGTGTGGGAAATGCCGGTCATTGAATTTCTCAATATGCTGGCATATCGCCGGGATAAGATCGAACAGAAGAAAAAAGAGCATCAGGAATGGATTCGAACACATTGATCAGTTTCTCGAACCTGGCCGCCGTATTGATGAAATATGGCGAGGCCGTATGCGAGGCATACCGCAAGGAGTTGCGAGACCGAGGCAAGGACGCTTCGGGGCTCCTGTCGCAGAGTGTCCGGTATATGGTCAACAGGGACGGCACCACATACGCCGTGGATCTGTCGTTGCAGGACTATTGGAAGTATGTCGAATATGGCCGCCGCCCGTTGAGCCGGTTCCCTCCGTTGGACAAGATCCTGGAATGGATCAAAGTAAAGCCGGTGGTCCCCCGGCCGATGGACAACGGCAAGCTGCCGACGGAGAAGCAGCTCGCCTTCCTGATCGGGCGGAAGATCGCCAGGGAAGGTATCAAGCCCACACCGGCACTCGACACGGCCGTGGGGCTGACCTATGACCAGTTCTTAGACGAGATAGGCAAGGCGATCACCGCCGACCTGTCCGATGCTGTGGATGGGGCTCTCGACAGCCTCGTGACGCGATGACCGCGGACGGAATCCGAAGATTGTATATTTCCCAAAAAAAGAACAAGTATGGCAACACCTATATGGAAGGGGTACACCGTAAGCCAGCAGACCGAAGATGATTCGCTGTCTTATGTCATCAAGTGTGACGGAGCCACAATCTACACCGGGAAGGCATACAAGCGCCCGGGAGTTTCCGATATATCGTTCAACATCGGAGACGTATGCGCTCCTTTCTTGTCATCGAACACCGAAATAGCGACGGCCGCCACGGGCTTTATGGCATCCTCCGAAATGCAGAGGACATTTGTCGTAGAGGATTTGTCCGGGGCGGTACTGGCAACCGTAGATTTCACTAACGATTGGAGTTACAAAGGTTCTACCCCGAACTTCGCATCGGACCCCGTGCAGCAGAAGGTCGACCCAAGGCAGCTTCTTCTGGCATCGATGTATGAGGCGTCCAAGGTGATTGCGCAGACGGAAGGATCGTCTCCTCAGACCCAGACCCTCTACGATGGAGACCCCGCATCGGGGGTGGCTTGTGTCGACATTCTTTCCGGAGCAACATCCGTCACGGTATCCGTGAATTCGGCGGGCGGGACCTCGGCAAAGACCTACGATGTCGTGAAGCCGTGCGCCCGGTATGCGCTCTACTACGTCAACGCCTTCGGAGGATGGGATTCGCTTCTGACGGCGGGGAACGACAAACGAGTCGACAACTATACTCGTTCGACGTACAAGAAGGTCTACTCGCCCGCCGATCTGTCCGACCGCGGAACGGTGAACTACCGTAACGACATCGAGCGGACGATCTCGCTCGTTACCGACTGGCTGACTGACGAGGAGTCCGCCCGGATGTACCATCTTTTCGGGTCGACGAATGTCCTGCTGCATGACCTGGTGGATGACATCATCCAGCCCGTGACAATCACGGCCAAGTCGTGGACCGAAAAGACCTTCCGAAACAACGGGGCCAAGCTCGTGAATTATCAGATCGATGTAACCATCGCGCAGGATTTCGTGAGACTATGAGACGGACAATCAGACTATACATCGGCGATGTAGAGGCCGATCTCTCGACCGATTCGCTGGTCCAGATGAACTATAAGGCCGACGACCTGAACAACCCGGCCGTCGTCAAGAACAGCTATTCCCAGCAGGTGACGCTGCCGTCGACGCGCAACAACGATGCGATCTTCGGCATGATGTTCCGGGCCGACCGGAGGACCACATCCGGAAACGGCGGCACCGGCACGGATTTCAGCCCGCTGGTCCGAACGCCGTTCTCGATATACAACGAGGCCGGTGAGTTGCTGGAATCCGGATACATGAAGCTCGACACCGTGACCGACAAGAACGGCACCGTAACGTATGGCGTTACGCTATACGGCGGCCTCGGGTCGTTCTTCTACACGCTGTCGTATGACGACGAAGGCAATGAACTCACGTTGGCCGACCTCCCGCTGTTGAGCGACGACCCGGAGGACAAGATCGAGTTCACGATCAACAAGGAGACCGTGGCCGAGGCGTGGGCAGCTCTTCGGGCCGGTACTGCCGGACCGTGGCAGGTCGTGAATTTCGCACCGGCTTACAACGGACTGCCGGATGGCGATTTCAGCGCCGATGTGGGCGTCGGGAACCCCGCGAATGTCGGGGGCGTCGTATCGTATCATGAAGGCAGCAATGTATATCGTCCGATCAACAACAACGCCCTCTACGATCTGGGCGAGGAGTTCACGGAGTGGCAGACGAAGGACCTGCGGAGCTACCTGCAGCGACCCGTGTTTTCGGTGAAGGGCATGATCGCCGCCATCGGCCGTTACGCCGCATCGAAAGGATTCACGCTGAATCTCGATAACACATTCTTCAATTCTGCGAACGAGGCCTACGAGAAAGCGTGGGTAACGCTTCCATTGCTGACTACATACGAGCGGGATGGGGAGGAGGAAGAGATCACATTATCAGGGAACGCCTTCACCGATGATGTGAACGTTGGACGTTCCGGAATACCTGTAATCAGGAATCTGTCACCTTACCTAACCACACCGGATGCGCGTGTGACGGTTACTTGTACGATTCACCCCGCTATCGCCATGACCACGGAGACGTTCAAGCAGAATAAGTTCTGGATAAACCGCGGTCTTCCGTCGAATGCTACCGGCGTTGAGGGAACGGCCATATTCGTACAATTATTATTGTACGACACATACGGGCGGGTCACTTCCGGAAGTCCGCTTCAAGTGTTCATGACGCAGCCTGTGTCAGGCACATTCACTGCGCAGGATCTGGCAGACATATCTGGCGTTCCTTACGAAAAGAGATTCGGCGTAGCTCCCGACATACACTATGAAGAGTTGCCATACTACGGTAAAGCTTATTTCGGGCTGACGGAGATGTATTGGTGGCGAATGGTATCCGGCGTGAGTCTCGAAGCAATCGGAACCCGTGTGTCGCGCGCTGCAGTGAACGCATGCGCGGCCGTCCTAAACAAGACATCGGAGGGATTCACCGTCTATCCGCTATATGAATTTCAGGCCTACGCATTGAGTTTCGACGGATCGGTAGTCATTCGGCAGAATATCAATGCGTGGGGGGCCTTCGTTACCGATGCCGTCGCCACTTATGATGCCACGTCTGGATACCGAAGCGACTCGAAGATCACGCAATCCATCCTGCTGTCCGATACGATGACCCCGGCGGAATTCCTGCTGTCGCATTCCAAGACCTTCGGTCTGTCATACACATACGACAAGGGATCGAAGACCGTATCGCTGCTGACCCGCAATTCGCTCTACACCGACGATGTTGTGGACATCGAGGATCGCATCGACCGGTCGAAGGACATCAAGACCACGCCGTTGGTATCCGAGTCGAAGTGGCTATCCTTCGCTTCGGGCGAGGCTGAAGGGGATTTCGTCGAATTCTACCGCAAGAAGTACGGCCGAGAGTACGGCGATCAGAAGGTGAACACGGGCTACGACTTCAATGCCGACACCAACGACGTGCTCGAAAGCGTGGAGTTCACCGGCGGCGCCGAAGTACTGGAGAAGTCGATCTACTACAACAACATCACCAGCGGACCGAATGGGCCTTCGGGGCTTAATGGCCGAACGCGCATCTGCTCGACGTTCCTCAATGGGGCGGCGTCCTACAAACTCTATTTGAACGGCTTTGACAAGGACGACAGCGTGGACCTCGAAGGCATCACACCGGATGCTACGGCGACAATCACGCCGTTCAACGTCCCGCTTCCGGCCTACGACATCATCCCGAAGCTGCAATGCCACACGGACGACGGAAGTGCCACCGACGGCAAAGGCATCCTGCTCTTCTTGCGGGGCAGTATCGCGGATGACGAGGCTGCGGCAACAGCCTACGCCCGATTCATCATATCCGATGATTCAAGCGCGATGGAGAATCTCAACGGCGGCCCCTGCTGGGAGCTGTCGAACGGAATCGCCGCAAGCGATATGCCGATATTCGGGCGCCATTGGTTGAACGGCAACGAGATTGTGCAGACGATGGATTTCGGCATCCCGGCCGAGATTGACATCCCCAATCTGTCCGTGAACTCGGAAGCCTCGATCTACACCCGCTACTGGCAGAAATACATCGAGGATATGTATAACGTCGACACGCGGATCTGCTCGGCATACGTCGACTTTCGAGGCATCCAGGTAGGTGAGGAGCTGCTTCGCAAGTTCTTCTTCTTCGACGGGGCTATCTGGCGGATGAACGGCATATCGAACTACTCGCTGACGACCGTCGGCACGACGCAGTGCGAGTTCGTGAAGGTGATGGATATGAAGGCATACACCGAAGGACAGAATGTCCCGTATGATATTGGGCTTCAACTTACCACCGACGGCACAGATCTATACGTGCAAACATCTAGGCCACTGAAGGACGGCGAGCGAATCGCTATTTTGACGCGAGGGTGCGGTAGGGTTAGTCTACCTCCGGAAAATGGAGCCAAACGTGTCCATAGACGTTCCAAGCGTAGATGGCACATACCAAACAATAATTTCTCCGTGTCTGAAAACGGGAAAATAACGGTTCCTGCTACTGACCTGACTAACACCTATCGGTGGAGAATAGACACGAACGTGAAAACAGGGCTTCGATATCTGCACATATCCAAAGCCAATTGGTCTAGGGGATTCGGCTACAAGATCACTGGAGATATGGATCGTGTCGTCACTTTTGCGGTAGCAGTGGTAACCGGAAAATACACCGAGGCAAAGGAGGTTTCAAACCGTTGCTACTTCGAATCAAGGGCTCACATAAGGGGCGATGAACTTACCCAGGAGTTCGTTGTGTCAAAATAAAAGCCTCATCCCACCGAAGTGAAACAAGGCTAGCCGTTTGGACACTGCTCCAAGCCAAAAGCAAAGATAGACATTTTTCGTAAAAATCCAAAAAAATGGCAGAAGATATCAAACGAGTGATCGAGGTGGATGCGACATCCAGCTCGAAGACCATCCGGGAACTCCGCGAGGAGATCGAGAAACTGAAAAAGACCCTCTCCGAGTTGACGGCCGGCACCAAGGAGTTTGCCGATGTGCAGGCCCGAATGTCGCAGGCGCAGGAAGAGGTCAACCAGGCGATGGAGATCAGCGCCAAGGACGAGGATGCGCAGGTCAAGAGTATGCAGGAGCTGCGAGCGATCATCGACGAAAACACGGGGTCGTTCGGCTTCCTTGTGGCCCGTATGCAGGAGTTGAAGGCAGGCATCGACGCTACCAATGCCCGGATCAAGCAGATCGCCAAAGACTACGACGAGGGCCGGATGGCCGTCGACGACTACAACCAGGAGTTGCAGGAGAACCTGGAAGAGTTGCAGAAGCTCCGCACGGAGCAGGGCGATGTCCGCTCCTCGCTGAACGCCTCGACAAAGGCCTTGCTCTCTGCCAAAGGTTCCTACGTCGAGATGTCGCAGACGCTGGGCCAGCTCCGCAATGCCTATCGCCAGTTGAGCAAGGAGCAGCGGGATGGCGCCGTCGGCACCGAAATGCTGGGGCAGATCAAACTGCTCGATGCGGAGTTGAAGGAGGTAGACGCCTCGATGGGTAACTTCCAGCGCAACGTCGGCGGATACGAAGAGGCCCTGAAGCAGGTGCTGCCTCCGCAGGCCGGGCTGATTGTCGACCTCGGGAAGTTGAGCGTCGAGGGTGGCGGTATTCCGTCGCTGTTCACCGGCATGAAGAACAGCATCGTCGGCATGACGAAAGCAGCCATTGCCTTCATAGCTACGCCACTGGGTGCAACGCTTACGGCATTGGCTGCAGCCGGCGCTGCGGCGTTCGCTCTGTTCAACGCTCGCAACAAGGAGATCGAGAAACAGGCCGAAGCAAGTGCAGAGGCGTTGGAGAAGCAGAAGCAGCAGATGGAGCGCTTCGACGTCGAAATATCCCGAGAAGTTGAGCTGCTGAGAGCCGATGGCAAAGAGCAAGAGGCGAATGCGTTGGCTCGCAGATCGGTTACCGATGCGATGAACAAGGCACAGCAGGCTGTGGATGAATATCGCGAGAAGTACAATCAGATGTCCGCCAAGGAGCAAAAGGCGAATGCTGAAACTTTGAAGGGGTACGAAGACGCCTTGCAGGCCCGAATCGACGCGTGGGAGGAGGTAATCCACGAGGATGAAGTACGCCGCAGAACGGAGTTGCGAGAGGAACGCGAGCAGAGCGAGAAGCTGAAAGAGGAATGGGCAAAGGCCGCCGCCGAGAAGCAGCGCATCGCCGAAGAGACGAACGCCGCCATTCGTGAAGCCAACGCAGCCTTCCGTGATGAAACGGCCCTGATGCAGGCCGAGCAGGGCGCCGGCACGCAGAGCGGGGATCTTGCCCTGGCGCAAGAGCAGTTCCGTCAGGAGCTGGCCGCCTTTGAGACGATGGTCGATGAGAAGCAGATCACCGAAGAACTGGCACAGGAACGGCGGAAAGTGATGCTAGAACAATACGGGCAGGAGATCGCCGATATTCAGGCCAAATACCTGAAGCAGCAGAACGTCCAGCTTCTCAAAGCACTCGACGAGGAGATGGCCGCCGAGTTCAAGGCAGACAAGGATCGCGTTTCGCAGGAGTTGAAGAACTCCAAGGAGCGAAAGAAGATTGCCGATGCGGAGTACAAGCACAAACAGATGATTACACAACAGACCGGAGCACTCCTGCAGGCGGGTGCGCAGCTGGCTGGAGAGAGCACGGCGGTAGGCAAGGCAATGGCTATCGCTGCTACGACCATATCTACGTATCAGGCTGCTCAAGCTGCTTACCAGTCAGCATTTATGCCGGTTCCCACCTACGCAAGTCCGGTATTGGGCGCCATCAACATGGCGGCGGCCATTGCCACGGGGTTGGCAAACATCAAGAGTATCCTTTCTGTCGATTCGTCCGGTGGTACCGGTTACGGGTCGTCCAGCTCCTCCGGGGCTGCGGTCAGCACTCCGGCGATTGTCACACCTCCGGCCGTGGTGCAGGAGGTGGCCACGGTTCGCTCGCTCACCGGTGCCAGCGAGGAGGAACGGCTCAATCAGATGGCCAGCGACCAGCGTGTCTACCTGGTCTATTCGGATGTCGAGCAGGCCGGGAAGCGGGTGCAGGTCCAGCAGTCGGAGACGAGTTTCTAACAGCCCGCATCACGGGTCAAGGTCGCAGGCAACTGCGGCCTTTTTTTGTGCCTATTGGACAGAAAACGGACAATGAATATTTCCCGGTAGAATGGCAACTTTGAATCGAAATATTCCCTTCTACTGGGCAGAATTGAGCGACAACGAGGACGGCATGGTGTGCGTCTCTCTCGTCGACAACCCGGCGGTCGATCGTGACTTCATGGCATTCTCGGCCGAGAAGAAGATCCCCGTGTGCGCGATCTCAAACGAGGAGAAACGTCTCGTGCGCGGTGTTCTCATGCGTGCCGACTTCCCGATCTATCGTGTAGCTCCCACCGGCGATGAGTTCTACATCATCTTCTCGGCCCACACTATTCGCCGCATGACCGAACGGTTTCTCGAACAGGGCAACCAGGGCAACGTCAACACAATGCACGCCCCCGGGTCCGACGTCGGTGGGGTCAATCTCGTGCAGCTTTTCATCAAGGACAAATCGGCCGGCATTGACCCGGCGGGCTTCGAGGACGTGGAGGACGGCAGCCTCTTCGGCGAGTACCACGTGGCCAATGATGACGTGTGGGCGGACATCAAGGCCGGGAAGTTCAAAGGCTTCTCCATCGAGGGAATCTTCTCTGTATCCAATCATCAGTTCAACAAACATCAAATCAACGAAATGGCAAAACTCGAAAAACTCAAGACCCGGCTGGCGAAGCTCCTGGCCGAGTTCGGCGTCGTATCCACTGACAAAGGCGCGCTCTACTGGGACGGCGACGAGGACCTGAAGGCCGGCGACATGGTCCACAAGGAATCCGAAAGCGGCGAGCGCAGCGCAGCTCCCGATGGCCAGTACACCACCGAGGACGGCAAGACCATCGTCGTCGTGGACGGAAAGGTATCGGAGATCGTCGACCCGAAAGCAGAGGTTGACGGGGCAGGCGAGACTGATCCCGCAGGCAGCACCGAACCGACGCCCCCGAAAGATGATCCGTCGCCCGGTGACGCCGAGCTGCAGGAAATCCGCAAGGAGATCGGCGACATCCGCGACATGGTAGAGAAGCTCATGGGCGCGATTGAATCTACCAAATCCGACGTGAAGGCCATGAAGCAGGCTCCGGCCGCTTCGTCGGCACACGAGGAGTTCAAGAACCTCACCCCCGGCAAGACCGGTGATTCGCGGCTCGATCACCTGGCCGCGGTCGTAGGCGCGAACGCGAAAAAGTAACCAAAAACAGCAGACAACATGGCAACGAACAACATCATTGCAACGTCGCTCCCCGAGTATGTGGAGCAGAACAAACTGCCGCTGATCAACAAGGTTGTATTCGGCGGCCGCACCATCGGACTGATGACCAAGCAGACCGGCATCAAGACCAAGGCAGCCATCAACTACCTCGACACCGACCCGGTATTCCAGGAGGGACAGGGCTGCGGATTCACTGCGCAGGGCACCGCAACGCTGACCCAGCGTGAGATCGAGACGGGACTGATCAAGGTGAACATGGACTTCTGTCCCGACACCCTGCTGGGCAAATACGCCGAGTACCTCGTGCGCATCGGCGCCAACAGCGAAGAGCTGCCCTTCGAGCAGTACCTGATGGAGAACATCATCAGCCACATCAACGCGAAGATGGAGAAGGCCGTATGGCAGGGTGACACCGCGTCCGGAGATAACGACCTGAAGCACTTCGACGGGTTGATCAAAATCGCCACGGACGATTCGGACGTCATCGACGTGAGCGTGGCTTCGGGGGCGTCGGCCTATGATGCCATCAAGCAGGTCTACATGGCCATTCCCGAGGAAATCCTCGACAAGCAGGTGTACATCTTCGTGGCTCCGGCGATCTTCCGCGCCTTCACGCAGGAGATGGTAGCCAAGAACTACTATCACTATGCCGGGCCGCAGAACGAAACCCCGCAGGAGTTCATCTTTCCCGGCACGAACGTCCGCGTAACCTCTGCGGCCGGACTGACCGGCACCCGCTACCTCTTCGCTTCGACCCTCGACAATCTCTTCTACGGCTGCGACGTGGAAGGCGACAAGGAGGAGGTGAAACTCTGGTTCTCGGACGACGACGACGTCTTCAAGCTCAAGGTGCGGTGGAATGCCGGTACGCAGGTCGCGTTCCCCGATCGGGTTGTACTCGGCACCATGGCAGCCGATCCCGTGGAGCCGACGGCGCTGAAGGTTGCAGTCGAAGGTACCGTGACTCCCGAGGCAGCCGATGCCGGAGCGTAATCGACACACAAAAACAGGATTTATTAACCGAGCGGGGCGGGTATAACGCCCGCCATGTTCATAAAGCACAAATACATGGCATGTTCGCAAACTTTTAACGGAATCCCCTACGATTGCGCCTCGACGATGGGCGGCATCCGTGAGGTATATATCGCCAACTACGACGACGTCGAGACCGCGACCGCAGATGAGGATCAGATCACCGCCATCACCATGGCCGCGGAAAAGAAGTTCAAGAAGTACCTTTTCCGCAAAGGAACCAGCAGCATGACGTCGACGCTCAACGTCGACCAGGCAAACGGCGTGAACTACGTCAGCACAGACCTGGTCATGCTGTTCAGCAAGATGGAAACGGCGAAGCGCATCGAGATCAACGCAATGGCCACGGGCGAAATGGCCGTCATCGTCAAGGACAACAACGGCAAATACTGGTATCTCGGCTATGACGAGCCGGTGATGGCCAGCGCCGGAGACGGGCAGACCGGGACGGCGGCGTCGGACGCCAACCGGTACAGCATCACATTGCAGGATCAGTCGCTCGCCTTCCCTTACGAGGTGGAGGCATCCGTCATCGACACCATCGTCGATTAACCAACAACCATCCGGGGCGCATCGACAACCGGTGCGCCCTTTTTTCTGAATCATGAAACTGACGCAAGAAGAAATCGCTACACTCTCGAAGTGGGAGTTGAATATGCGCACGGCGGTTCGGTCGAAGTATCTCCGGCACGTGGGGCGCATGGCCATTGAGACGATGGTCCCTATCTATGAGCGGGCGACGGGTTACCACATTCGCGTGAACAGCAACTGCGGGGCCTGTGTTCTTGACTTCCTGCAGCGGATGGGCGCTATCTACTTCGCGGACCTCGAAGAGATGGAGGCGGCCAAAAACGCGCAGCCGGATACCGAGGCGCCCAAGCGCCGAACGAAAAGGAAAAAGCAATGATCTACGCCAAGCAGACATCCGATGCCCAGACGCTCTACATCCCGCGCAACGTGTTCATGACGCAGGCCGGGGTGTTCGTCCTCTCCGTGAAGAATACGGTGGGGCTCGATCGTATGGGTATCAAGCCGGACGGCGTTGTGCTCGGCCCGCTGTACTACGAGGTGACCGTGTCGTTCCCGGATGACATGACGGAGGGCGAATACGAGTACGAGCTCACGCAGGGAGGGTGTCTGATGGCTTCAGGTCTTATGATTGTGGGCGATTACGACGATTCAAGGTCTGAATTTGCTCAATCAATTCAATACAAGCAGTATGGCAGATGACAAGAAGAAAATATCGCTGTCCTTCGCGGCGCTGAATCCGTACATCGAGCAGTCGATCATATCACCCAAGGAGGAGAAGTATCCCGGCCGGGAGTTCATCCAGTGGGGTGATCGTAACGCGTACCCTGACTACCTCGAAGACCTTTGCGAGAATGTCGCATCCCTGCAGAGCATCATCGACGGGTCGGCCGACTATGTATGCGGCGAGCAGGTCAACGTGTCGAGGACCTTGCAGGGCCAGTACATGAACCGGAAGAAGCAGACGGCCGACGACCTTGTCCGGGATCTGGCCATCTCGTTCTTCACATACGGAGGGTTCGCCGTGCAGGTGATCCGCAGTCAGAGCGGAGATATTGCCGAGCTGTACGCCATGGACATGAAGAATCTGCGCTGCGACAAGGACAACGAGGTGTTCTACTACTCCGAGACGTGGAATCGTCGCTTCTCCATGGTCAAGACGCTCGTGTATCCGAAGTTCATCCCGGATGCGAGAAGCGTCCCGTCCTCTGTGCTGTTCGTCAAGAACACGGCATACCACACCTACCCGCGGCCCAAGTATGCCGCCTGCCTCAAAGCCTGCGAGATCGAGAGAAGCATCGACGAATATCACCTGAACTCCATCAACAACGGGTTCATGGGATCAGTCCTTGTGAACTTCAATAACGGAGCCCCCACGGACGAGGAGCAGGAGGAGGTCGAGAAGGGCATCAACGAGAAGTTCGCCGGTAAGAACAACGCTGGGCGTATCATCATTGCATACAACGACACGAAGGAGAACGCCACGACGATCGAGAGCATCGACGTGCCCGATTACGGCGATCGCTACGACTCCCTCGCCAAACGAAGCCGTCAGCAGATCTTCACGGCCTTCCGGGCCAACCCGAATCTGTTCGGCATCCCGACGGAGAACTTGGGATTCTCGCAGGAGGAGTACGACGCCGCCTTCAGACTTTACAACCGGACGCAGATCATGCCGGTGCAGAAGCTCATCTGCAGATCCATCGGCAAAATCTTCGGCGACCAGAACTATATGACGATCGAACCTTTTACACTTGCGCAAAATGGCAGAAGTTCTACTGACATCTGAGGAGTTCGTGAAGAGCATCTCGAACATCAGCGACAACCTCGCCGGGAAGTATATGCTGCCGGCTATCCGCGAGGCGCAGGAGATCAACCTCCGGGAGATCCTCGGCGATGCCCTCACGGACAAATTGAAGGAGATCGTGGAATCGGGGCAGGCGAATAACCCCGAGAACACGATATACAAGGAGCTAATCGAGGTCTCGCAATACTTCCTCGCCTATCAGACGATCGCGGGGCTGCCCTACAAGGTGGGATACAAGATTGGAAACATCGGCGTAGCGAAGACTACCGACACCAACGTGCAGGGTAGTACGCTTGCCGAGATCTCGAATATCCAGAAATACTACCAGAGCAAAGCGGACTTCTACGCGGCCAAGATCCAGCGTTTCGCCTTGGAACATCACTCGCAGCTACCCGAACTCACAGAGAACGACTGCTACCATATTCGAAAGAACCTTCACAGCTCCGCAACGTGCAGCATCTGGCTGGGCGGCGCTCGTGGCAAAATATACGGAAAGAAATGACGCTCGAAGAAACAATCCGCACGCTTGAAGCCGTCGCCCTGCAACAGCAGAGCGTGGCGATGGTCATCGACAACGACATCTTCAAGCTCAACACCATCCCCAATGCCAAATATGCGGTGTTCGCTTACACGCAGGGCGAGCATCTGACCAGCGTGAGCGGGGATTTGGCAACATACCGGCTGACCCTGTTCTATGTCGACCGACTGCTGGCCGACAAGAGCAATCAGACGCAGATCCAAAGCACGGGGACGCAGGTGCTCCGCAATATCCTGACGATGATGTCAGAGTTGGACTTCCAGGTAGACAATATGCCGATCCAGCCCTTCACCCAGCAGTTCGTAGACGAATGCGCCGGAGTGTACTGCGCCGTGTCTATCGGAGCCGCCAATGGCTGCGAGTGTATGCCGGGATTTACGGAGGTTCTCCGCAAGCTGAATGCGGCGACCGATAAAGCCAATGAGGCGGCAGACCGAGCGAATGCCCTTGCCGACAACCCTCCCAAAATCGTGCTCAACGATCAAGGCTATTTCTGGGCGTTCTACGACGAGGACACGAAGCAGTATGTGGTTTCGGAATATCCGGCTCGCGGTGACAAGGGTGACAAGGGAGACAAAGGCGACACCGGTCCGCAGGGCGAGCAAGGACCGCAAGGAGAGCAGGGAGAACAAGGCCCTATCGGTCCGGAAGGGCCTATGGGTCCCCAAGGCCCGGGAGGTCCCCAAGGTCCGCAGGGCGAGAAGGGAGACACCGGAGAAACGGGTCCGCAGGGCCCCAAGGGTGACACTCCAGTTTTGACGGCTAATCCGGACGGCACAATCCTCTCCGACGGTGTGGTGCTGACGGACGTCCTGAAGGTTGCCGCGAAAAATTCGGACACGCAGACGGCACGGGTCGAGGAGCTGGCCGACAATCCGCCCAAGATTGTAGAGGTCGACGGCATGGCCTATTGGGCGTTCTACGACCTTGAAACGAAGCAGTACGTGACCTCGCAGTACCGGGCAGACGACGGCACTATCGTGCAGCAGGTCGAGGGCGCGGATGTCTCGCTGGATGTTGTGGGCGGGACGATGTACGTGTGCGGAGAGTTGACCTCGCTGACAATTGCAAGCGTCGAGAACTCGACGAAGCCATCGATCATCCGCTTCACGTCGGGAGCTACGGCTACGCAATTCTCCTACCCGGAGGACTTCAACATCACCGGTTGGACGAAGCCCGAGGAAAACAAGAGTTACACCATCTGCATCCTGTTCGGTGCAGGCAATATGACCTACGATGAATAGCCTGCTGTATTACTACAACAACGTGCAGAAGATGGCCGCATATCAGCAGGCCAAGCGGATGCAGCGCGGGGCTCTCACGGCGCAGGGCGGATTCTCGACAAAGGTTCCGGCCTTGCTTCAAGTGCCGTGTACTATTCAGTGCGTGTTTGTAATAAGAAATTTCGATACGATACAGACACCTTTCACAACGACAGGAGGTTCTATTTCTCCAAGAATTAATATCGAAACAAAAGGCAGAATGAGTATCGCTATTGGTTTAGGAGGAATAACCATTGACGCTGAATTGGACAAAATATATAATATCGTATTTGTCGTTGAGAATAATGTTCAAAAAGTATACTTGGGAGGAGATCTTATTGCAAGCAGCGATAAGTATGCACTTAATAATTTATTTGAATATTATATAGGGTCGTTTGAAAACAACCTTGATAGATTTCAAGGAGACTATCTCCTGCACCAGCACTTCAACTACGCCATGAGTGCTGACGAGGTGAAGGCCCTCGACAACAACGGCGACCCGATGGGGTACGTCGTGCCGAAGGCGAAAAGGGACGGACTACTTGCGGAATACCTTCCGCAGAATCTGATGTACGGTCGGGACGACAAGACGATCGCAACCTCATGGCTCGACAGCGCGAAGCAGTTGCCTCTGTCGGACGAGTATATGGAGCCGCTGTTTCAGTCGATAGGCGGCTACGACATAGCGGCAAACGGCGCGCCGGAGATCCTCTACAACGAATAACAAACAGCAATCGCTATGCAATACGCAAAACTTGAAAACGGATATTTGATTCCGGCTCCCGGCGAGGTACGGCAGGGCGGGATGGTCATCATGAACCCCGGGCCGGAAATCCTCGGTCCGATGGGGTACAAACCCGTGGAATACACCGAGCGCCCGGAGATCTCGACCCCGGGCAATGAACTACGGGAAGTTTACGCCGACAACGGCGACCGCATCACGGTGACGTGGGAGGAGTACACCCCGGAACCGGAGCCTGAATTGCCGGAGCCTATTCCCGACACGACAATCCGGCAGGTGGCCATGTTTGCTACGATGGCGGTGAATACGATGTCACTATCCGACGAGCAGTCGCTGGATATCAAGGACCTCTATCCCGAATGGTCGTCGTTCATCGGCAAGTCGCTCACCGCCGGATTCAAGGTGCTCTACGAAGGACGGCTCTACAAGGTGCGCCAGCAGATCGCCACGGTGCTGGAGAATCAGGCTCCGTCAGAACTTACCGCCGCACTCTACGAGGAGATCAACGAGACGGCGGCTGGCACGCTGGAGGACCCAATCCCGTACAACGGGAACATGGAGTTGTTCGAGGGCAAATACTACTCGCAGAACGGCGTGACCTACAAGTGCACCCGCTCCACGGGGCAGGCGGTGTATCACGATTTGAGCGCGCTGGTGGGGATTTACGTTGAAAAGGTGTGAAGACTATGAAACGAATCTTCGACAAGATCGTCGGCTGGCTGAACGGCATCGGCGCCGACAAGTACAAGCACCAGGCGCTGGGGGCGGACATCGCGGCCGTGGTCCTGCTGGCTGTGACGTTTTTCGTTCCCAAATGGCTGGCGCTGACGGCCTCGGTCGTGGCGGGATCCGTGGCGGCGGCCGGAAAAAAAAAAAAAA